TCTTTAACCAAAGTCAAAGTTAAATTCGTGACTGTCCAATAGTTTATACCACGATTAGACCACTCAGAAAATAACAAGTTCAAACTCCTCCTTGCGGAAGAAGCCTGATCACCTGTTCTCGTTTGAGGATCTATACCACAACGCTCGTAAGCCTCAGTTATAATTTCCTCGACATCGGGTCTATATGCTTTTGAATCTGAAGTTGCCATTAATAATCTTTAGATGCCCTAATAACAATCTGATAAGCATCGCCTGCCGCGCCTGCCCCTGTTGTTGTGAATTTAATATCGCCTGTTCCATTAGTTCCGTAAGTGCTACTGCTTGGCAGACCTCCGAAGATAGTAAAGTCTTGGTATCCGCTTTGACCTTCGTCAAGGTGAAGAACTATAATATCTGTATCTGCGTCAGCTAGAACCTCAACAGTCATAGCGTTTATTACCCACCAACATTCTAAAACACGAATGCCTGTACAAGTATCGCCATTAGCACTAGAACCTAAACCAGAGACATCTATTTTGGAAACGGCACTTTCATTACCACCATCAACATATTGATATTGAAAAGCAAAAGTAACTTCTCTGGTGCTTTCACTGATTTTTGTTACAGTTGTAATATCAGCCATTATTTACTCCTTTATAAAAGTGGCAGGAGTTTCCCCCTGCCTAATTAATATTACTCAAAAGGTGTGGCTAATGTAGCATCACCAAGTAAATATGCCGCGCAGTGCCAACGAGTAGCTGACTGAGCAGTTAATTTTATCAGACCACCAGAGAGCCAACCTTGCTCTACTGCTCCCAAATCAATAGTATCATCGTTACTTTGATCTGGTATGAAAGTGTTGGTGTCACCAGCAGTTGCTGGATCAGACAATATAGCAAAACCAGAATACAAGTCGGCTGTAGCACCTGTATTAATCTGTCCTGCACCTGTGAATGTTGTGCCAACGATGAAGTTATACTGCTCGCCACTTGCGGCCGCTGTTAACTCAGGAAGAGTAACTACAATTCCTGCCGCTCTTGAAAAGATAAAAGTAGTTCCAGACTGTGCCGCTGTTACTGCGTATGTTGCAGTTGTAATAGTAACTACAGGTGCTTTAGCTGTCAAAGTTCCTGTTAGAGTTGTATTACCAGTAACTGCAAGAGTTCCACCGACAGAGGCATTTTCAGAATATGTTGAATTAGTTGTTATGTTTCCGACTGAATCTTTAGTGATGTCAGAGAAACCAGAAGTGGAACGCACTGTTCCATTAAATGTTGTATTAGCCATGTAAATCTCCTTATCTTGGCAAATGTCAATCACATCATGTGATTGTTAAGGTATGAAGGAGGGCGAACCCTCCTTCAAATTATTATATTACGCTCCTTGAGAACCAAAAACGCCACGCCAGTCAGTCCAACCGAAAGAGTATCTCTCACGAACTTTATAACGAACATTTCCAGTTTCGAAGTCACCTTCCATGCCTTTTTTCATAGGCGATCTTTGGAACATCTTCAGTCCATCTGGAACATCAGTTGTCACAAACCATCCATCAGAGTCTGTCAATCGACGCATAACGTGTGAACCGCCAGGTAAGTACCCGTTGTTTTTCATCGCGTTAATAGCGTTGTTTGCTGTGTCATTTTGAAGATTGGACTGTAGGATACGATCCGCAACAAAAGTATAAGCAGTTGGAATTACCAACGTCTTACCTTGTGCCGCAATTCTAAGCCCACGATCATCTTTCATATCAGCAATATTGATAAGAATTGACTCAAGTGATGTTTCAGACAAATCAGCCGCTGTACCTAACACATTAGACTGAGTACCAATGCGAGATGGGTGTGATGCACTTAAAAGTACAATCCCGTCACCGCCTGTGTATCCTGCCGTTTGTGAAAAGTTAAGGACGTTAGCCGCTTTTAGCTCCTTAGTGGAAGCCATAGAACGGGCTAGTGCCTTAGTGTAACGTGAAGCAAGACTTCCATATTGGCCGTCCTCTTCGGCTTCTTCCGTAATAGCGAAAGCCAAAGCGATTGTTTCATGCTGATAGCGTGCTGTCCATTGCTGTCCAGCGTCATCGTATGATATTGAGCTACCCTCATTTTTGGTAGGCGCATTTCCAAAACCTTGTAATAACACATCTTCTTCAAATGCTTTACTACTTGTGTTGCTGGAAAAAACGTCTGTCCACTCAGGGGGATAACTATCGTACTCTAAGCCAAACAAGGTATTAAGACCTGGTTCTAGCATTTTAGCAAAACTTGCTCTATTCATAGCCATTTTCTATACCCTTTCTATATACCTGCGGTCTGTTTTAGGAGATGCTCGTTTATTAGCACTTCCATGACAGCATTCGCACCAAAAGTATTTTCTGGTGCATCGTAAAGAGCCATGATCTTACAAGTAGCTGTACCTGCGGCCATAGTTCCACTAATTTCAAACCCAGAATGACCTGATACGGCCGAACCTGCTCCTGCGACAACATCGGCACAATTTCCGATATTTGTTTGTGCAGTAGTACCTGCTGATTGAACTTTGAATACAGTGTACGGGTCGTCATAGATATAAATAATTATATCTGTGGCGGCTGTGCCTGAAGGCCAGTATTCACTGTAAACGTATGAGCCATCACTTGCGGTATAGCTTACACCATCAAAGACACCAATATTATTGACCTCTGTTGCTGTATGTGGAGTTATCAAGCCTGTACTAATGACAATACAAAGATCACCTTTAAAGATGTTCTCTGCTAGTTCACTTGCACAAGTATACTTGTTAGTCCGTGGTGCATTACCACTCATGTGGCGAGTTGGGACGAACCCAAATGCGGCATCTGCATTAGCCATATTTTCTCTCCTTTAGAGTTTAATTTTAATCATCCATAGCAGACGAGGGTCTGCCACGGCTCGATGAAGACTTCCTTTCTTGAAAGATTGGTTGTCCATTGTTCCTGCCTAGCGCGTCAAGCTCTCCTACAACTGATTCATTTTGCTCTGCATTCCTACCTTCATAGTAAGCCCTTTGGGCTTCCTTTTTCTCGATAGGCATTTCACATAGCAACATGCCTTCAACTCCAATTGATCCTGCCCACTGTCCGTGGTTAATAGTCGAAAAGAGTGAATCATCTTTTACGGTATCTGCTGGGCGTGGTGTCCATCCTTCTCGCATACGTTTGTATACGTTGTCTTGTGTTTCTTTCCCCAGAATCGAGGTGGTTATCCATCGTTGAACGTAACCAGGACGAGCCTTTGGTGCATCCAACAATGCTGGTGGTGACCATGTTGTATCGGGGCGAGATTGCTCCGACCTAACAGAATCACGGGTCTCACTTGCGCGAACATTTCTTGCTTCAGTCATAATTTAGCTCCTTTCAAGTTTTCTAATTTCTGAGGCGTAGCGTTTTAAACCATCCTCAGTTGTTATTCCAACTTCTCTAGCCGCACTGAGTTGTTGCTTAGTCAAGCGAACCCTGTTGCCCTTGTAGTTTGGAGAACCGCCTGTAGAGGGCGCGACTGGTGATCTACTTTTTGTTCTCTTCGTGTTACTTGGACTTGATCCTGAAACTAACTCAGGAAATACATTATGTAAACGATTATTTAATGTATCGTAATATTCCTGTTCATTTTTATCAAAACCCTCCAAATCTAACTGAACGTCGATTGCCCTAGCTGCGGCAGTTTCACGTTCATAACCTTGGGAATTAAACCAGTTATTTTTTTCCCACCAGCTCATTGCCTTTTCTGGGGCTGGCTCTTGTGCAACCTGCTGCGCTCGTCTTGCAGTAGGTTGTTTTGCCTGTTGTGCGCGTTGCTGTTTTTGCATCTGAGCAATCCGCATTGCGGCACGCATATCTGCCATTTGCTCTTGAAAATTAACTTGAGCCTCGGTGTCACCTTCCTCAACAGCTTTTGTTAGAGCTGCCTTGGTCTGGGCGTAACGCTGGTTGAATTGATTTTCAGAACTTTTCTTAGATCCCTTCTCAAGTCGCTCAAGTCTTGCGGATAGTTGGGCGTTCTGCTCCTGTATCTGCCTAGCTTGAACTTCAGCTTCTCTACGCTGATCGACAAGTTTCTTAATTCTCTTCTGAACCTTTTCACCGTACTCTGGATCTTCTTTTTTTTCTACTGCTTCGTCGGCTACATCTTTCGCCTCTTCCACAGGATCTTCAGTGATCTCGATCTGAAATTCTTCTGGCTCACCTTGTGCCTTCTTAATCTCGTCTTCGATTTCCTGAATTACTTCTTCATTTGACATGGTTTGCGACCTCCAAGTTGTTTACGCTAGATATGCAGCTATGTCGGCATCTTCTGGAAGGATAGACGTTAGCTCGTCATCGTTCAGCAGTAGAAACCTCACGCCATTGATTGTGAGTTTTTGACCAGCGTACTTACCATACGTCACGCGGTCTCCAACTTTAGGACAGACTTCGGAACGCCAGCGTTCGCCAGTATCTCGATCTCTGTAAGCTAAGTCACCCATCGCAGAAATTCTACCGTGAGCGGTTAGGTACTCCTCATTATCTTTCGATATGGAGGGTAAATGTAATCCACCTTTGGTTGTCATTTTTACTTGATTGGGTTGAACTAGCACTTTCCAATTTAATGGAACTGGTAGTTGGTGAGGTTCTAAAGTTGTTTCAACTTCTTCCTCTTTGTGTAGTGCATGTGGATGAGACATGTTATGCATCCTCTTCGTTGATTGTTTTCATTGTATCGCTGATAATGTCAGAGGCTTGACTTAAACCCTCTGCAATCCCAACGTCTTTTTGGTATGATTGAAAATCAGTCTCCCGACCTAAAACCATTTTATCAGCTATTGCTGATCTCTCCTTCTCCAGATTCTTTTTTATTCTCTGGAGCAGATCCGTTATCGTCATCTTTTACCTTTCCAGACATAGAGATGCCCTTGACGAATATTTTGACATTTTTCTGCTCAGACATTAGTAGCCCTTCTTCTTTCCAGGCTTTCTCTTTGTACCCTTCTTCATTTTAATCTCCTTTTTTTTCTTCTTACCTGGTCCACCCTTCATGAGAGAACCAAAAGATGCCCTGTTCATAGCAAATTCCTTATGATTTGGCTAGTGCCACGTTTACCTATGAATACATATGAACCCCTATAGGGTTTTCATATTATTCATAAGCCATTTTAACGGGAAATATGAAAAAGTGTAGGAAAAATATGAAAAGTATGATTTTTTTATATTTGCCCCTTGCATGTGCTAGTGATTGCTATTATATACTAGGTATCAAACAGGGAGAAATAAGATGGGTAGACAAGCAGAATACGAAAATAAAAAAGCGTTTCTTTGCTACGATTTTGGCCATGAGTTAGCTATTAAGTGGTTTGGGAAAGATGCAGTAGATGCTCTTCCTAAAAACAAAG